TCTTCCACTTCAAGCAGTGGAAAAGCGCGCAGCACTACCGCAACCGCTATTCCGCAATGACGGCCGGCTGACGTGCCCTTCAAGCCGGTCATCTCGATCAACGTCGACGACGAGCAGTTCCGCTCATTCGTCAAGATCTTCGACCAGTATCAGTCGAAGCTCAAAGACACGGACAGTGAGTGGTCCAAAGCGGCGCGTACGATGAACCATGGGTTCGGCGATACCGCGTCCAGTAAGTTGCACGAGTTTGCGGACACCCTGTCCGGCATGAACCCATCCATCCGCGGCATTGGCAGTGGGTTGATCGGACTGACGCGGCACATGGGCGTCTTTGGCGGCGCGATCCACGTTGCCGCATCCGGTGCCGGAATGCTCGCACGAACGATCAAAGGCATCGTTGGCGACGTGACGAAGCTCGCGCTGATGGGGGCTGGTGGCGTCTTTGCGTTCGACCGACTCGCATCGTCCGGCATCAACATGATCGGCAACGCGCGCGCGATCAACACGAGCGCGGGCCGGCTCAGTGCGTTCAAGATCGGTGCCGCCGGCGTCGCGCCGGCCAACTTGCCGGAGTCCATCTCATCCGCAATGGCTAATCCGGCGTCCATTGCGCTGTCGCAGATGGTGCTACAGCGAGCTCAACTAACTTCATCGCAAGCACTGCAACATCCGGTCGCGGCGTCGATGGCCGTGATCCAGCAGGCGCACGACTTCTTCACGCGGCATCGCAATGAAATCGGGTCGCCGCAGTTCTGGCAGACGTCGCCGATGATGCAGGCGTTCCGATCGTTGGGTCTCAGTCAAGCCGATGTGTTTCGAATTGGCAACACGAGCCAGCGCGACCTCGACCTGACTCGGCAGACAATCAATCGAGACTCTGCAAGACTGCAAATGCCAGTCGGCACGATGCGTGAGCTGCGCGAGTTCCGGATCGACCTCGACTTGGCCGGACGTACGATCGAGGTGGATTTGATCAACCGCCTGCGTACGCTTGGACCGTCACTGGGCGGTGTCATCTCCAGCCTGACGAGTCGCTTCGTCGAGCTCGTCAACGACGTGCTTACGAAGCCTCACATTGATGCATTCCGTGACTTTTTGGATCGTGTCACGGCGTTCGTCGATTCGCCTGCGTTCGGCGCCGACCTGAAAAAACTGGAGTCCGGCATCTCAGATGCGGCGTCAGACATCGTGTCGATTGCCAAGTGGCTTGGGATGGTCGCAAAGAGCATTCCGGGCCACCCGGCGCACGGCAGGCATCCGGCGACCGGCTTATTCGGCGGCCAGACACCGGTTGCAAATTTCGCGCAAAACCAGGCTGAGCTGAGCCAGCGCGAAGCTGTGGAGCGCGAGTTTGGAGGCGGCTCGACGCTCTGGACCCTCGGTCACAGCGTCAATGGCGTGGGCGCCATGATCATGCGCTCACCCTCTGTTGCATCGGCCGAGCGCGCTGCGGAGACGACTAACGGGCTGCCAGCTGGCACCCTCAACGCCGACGCGATCGCTGAATCTGGCAACAATGCCTTCGCGCGCAACGGGAACGCTCTGGGCGCGTTCCAGATGCTTCCGGCAGCCGTACGCAGGTACTTGCACGGGGGCAACCCGCTTGACCCTCTGAGGGCATCCAGGGGCGAAGCGGCACAGCTCGCGCAGAACCTGGCTACAGCGCGGGCGCTTCTGCCGATCGGTACGCTTGTGCAGCATCTGGAGCTGATGAAGGCCGCGAACGCGATCGGCGATCAGGGCCTGATCCGGGCATTCGACGAAGCGTCTTCACGCGGCCAATCGCGCGACTGGATGAAGTTCATCCCGCAGTGGGCTCGCCAAGACGTCGTGCGGTTCATGTCGCATCTGCCGAATCGCTCCGCGCTTGAATCGGCCAACGCTGCGGGCCAGATCGACACCGGTGTCTCGTCAGCATCAGATCGGCGTCAGGCGGCGTCTGACTTGGCCGCTGTCGCGCGCAACACCGGCCGACTTGTTGCCCAGACGGCGTCACCGAAGCGCGTGGTGTACAAGGCTCAAACGGACGTCCAATCTGACCTATCTCAGCAAGCGTACGCGGCCGCAGCGGTTGGTGGCACGCCGTGAGGTATTACCTGCTCGAGTTGTCGCCGAAGGGCGCACAGAAACCCGTGTACACGTGGACGTCGTATCCAGGTGGGTTGGCCGATTCATCCGCGCAGTTGATCGAATTCGACGCAATGGTGGCCCCAATGGGGGCACCACTTGGCGTCGGCCAGCGCGTCACGGTGCACGGCGTGTCGTTGGCGACGCTGTCGCAGTCGCAGCAGTTCGCCAACTTGACAGTCCCGTGGTCCGCGAAGCTATCGGTCGGCTTCGGCAAAGGGCTGCCGTTGGCGGATCCATCGCACAACGGCGTCGCGTTAGAGGGCACGGTCGTCCAGAGCTACGGCAATTGGGTTGGCACTGAAATGTCGTTGACGCTCATTGTTGCAGCCGGCGGTCCGTTCGACCTGGAACACCCTGGCAACTTCACCTTGCTGTGGAGCAAGGGCCAGTCGCTGACCGACGCCCTGCACGCCACACTAGACCCGATCTACGGCGCGTCGTCCGTGTCCATCAACATCGGGTCGTCGTACGTCAACGAGTGGAACAAGCCGCACCGTGCGCAAACCCTGGGCGGCTTAGCTAGATGGGTCGCGAACGACACGCTTCACACGCCAAATGGACCAGTTACCATCGTCGCCAGCGCCGGCCAAATTCGCGTCTACGATACGACTGCGCCAATCGTTTCGCACACGATCGATTGGACCGACCTCATCGGTCAACCGACATGGATCGCCCAAGACACCCTGTCGGTGCAGCTCATCATGCGTGGCGACCTTCGCGTTGGCGACCATCTTCAGTTCCCCAAGACGATCGGCGGCAACACGCCGTTCGCGACCGCTGGCCTCGTGTCGACTCAGCTGCCTGGCATGGCGTCGATCAAGTACAAGTCGACGTTCCAAAACGAGTACCTCATCGCCGGACTGCGCTACATCGGCAACTCCAGATCGTCGGACTCGTCCCAGTGGTCAGTCGTGGCGCGCTGTTTCGCATTAGGATCGTGACATGGCAGCACTATCCAACACCGCGCGCTCCGCTTACGACGTCGCCTTCCAGATTAGCCCGATCATTCTGACCGGGGGCATCGCGTCACAAGTGCCTGGCGGCAAGCTGCCAGTGATCGGATTGGTCGGTCAACTCGCAGGCATTGCGCAAGGTTTCCTGACCAATGGCATCGGGTTATCCGACATCGGCTTTCGCTTTGTGCCGCTGCCTGGAGCGACCGTCATTTCAAACTCGGTCGGCACCTACCCGTTTGCGAACCAACAGGTCGCGGGTAACGCGATCGTGTCGCAGCCGCTCGTCATCAGCCTGCAGATGATTGCACCCGTCAACTCCGACATGGGTTACATCACCAAGCTGCCGATTTTCACCGCGCTCCAGCAGTCGTTTGCGTCTCACAACACCGCCGGCGGCACGTACTCGATCGCGACGCCAAGCTACATCTACACTAACTGCGTCATGACTGCGATCACAGACGTGACCAGCGGGCGCACGCATCAGCAGCAGGTTGAGTGGCAGCTCGACTTTGTGCAGCCGTTGATCAGCCAGCAAGCGGCCCTCTCGTCATTGAGTGGACTCATGTCCAAGCTTTCAGCTGGCCAACCGAATAGCGGTGAGTGGTCCGGGTTGACCGGTGTTGCGGCTCAGGGTGCCATTTCCGGTGTGCCGGGTCTGGTCGGCAATGTCACTCAGTTCCTCAGCGGCCCAGTATCCGGAATCTGACATGCAGACCATCCCATTCCAGCCAGTCAACACGGCGTCACCGCCGTTCGCGGCGTCGGTCACTCTCGATGGGCAATCAATGCTGCTGTCCGTTACGTGGAACACTGCGGCGCAACGGTGGTACGTGACGCTATCGTCAAGCGCGGCAATCGTATGGGTTGGGCCGCTTGTCGCGTCGACGGACTTCATCGTCGCGCTGGCACCGTCCGCGACCGGCGCGTCGACGCTCTGGTTCGACGACGCCAGCCAACAGTTCGAGGCGACGCCATGACCACCAGCCTGGACGCCAAGCTCTGGCCGCAAGCGTCGCCGATCGACAACTCGGCGTCGATCGTAGAGGTCGTCTTATCAGAGCTGCAGCGGGCGCTACCGTGCCACGTCGTCTCGGTGTCCGGTTCCATCGTAACCGTTGCGTTCGACGTTGCGAACCCGCCTGTCCCGCTGCCGCAGGTTACCATTCCCAAGGCCGAGAGCACTTGGCTGCGCAGCCCGACACAGGTCGGAGACAAGGGCGTCGTGCTGGCGGCCGACGCGTACCTGGAGCCGATTGCCGGCATGGCGTCTGGCACCGCACCGTTCACGCGGCCGTCAACGTACGGCGGCTTGGTGTTTGTGCCGGTGAGTCAACAACCGTCGCCACCGGCGGACCCCAATGCCGCGTATGCACAGGGGCCGAACGGCTTTGTCGGTCAGACGACCACGGGAACAACGTCAAGCATCGTGACCAATTCGAGCGGCACCGTCATCACGTTCGGGTCGGTGTCGCTCACGATCAACGCATCCGGCGTCACAATTGCAGGCGGCAACCTGACGGTCAATGAGGACGCGACGATCAAGGGCATCCAATACTCGACGCACGTTCATACTGGCGTCACGTCCGGCACATCGGTTACGGGAGCGCCACAAGCATGAGAACGTACGGCCGCGTTACGTCAACAGCAGGTGTCACGTCTTGGGTGCAGGTCGATACAGATCCGTCTGGCGACAACGACGCTGTCTGGTTGACAACACTGGCACAGTGCCTGAAGCTCAATCTTGGCGAGTCGCCGTTCTTCGCCGACTACGGCATCCCTCAATACCAGACGATCGTGACTCAGGTCTTTCCCGACTACTACGTGTCACAGACGCAAGTGCAATTCAGCCCCTACTTCGCGTCGCTCGCGATTCAGCGGATTCAGTCAGCCACGTCGCCGGTCTATAATGTTACCGCGGTTACGCACCGAGGCTCAACGATCCAGCAGCAGATACCAACATGACGAGCCCTATCTCCATACCGCTGACAATGACCACTGCTGGCGCACAACCGACGCCAGTCGAGACGTTGCGCAGCGACCTTGTCGCAACCGTCACGGCAAATGACCCGGACTTCACTGCAAACCTGCCGGGCTCGCTGGTCGAGGACCTGGTGTCAACGGCAACCGGCGTCATGGCGCAGATGGACCAGTCACGCGTTGACGCGGTCAACTCGCTCACGCCCTACGGCGCCAACGCGGCAGTGCTTGCGCAGCTCGGTGTCATGTTCGGGCTGCCACAGGGCACATCGACCAACGCGCAGGTGCTGGTTGAATTCAGCGGTTCTGCCGGTTACGTTATCGCAGCTGGATTCGTGGTATCCGATGGCACCAACCAATACGTCGTTCAGGACGGCACCGTCATTCCGGCATCAGGTCCGTCACCGCAGATCCTAGCCGTGGCGACACAGGCTGGCTCGTTCGCAATACCGGCGGCGTCGGTTACGCAGGTTGTCACGTCGGTGCCGAGCGGCTACACCGTCACCGTGACGAATCCGCAAGCTGGGACCCCGTCGGCTGGCGCCGAGTCAGTGGCGTCGTACCGGTCGCGGATCATGGCGTCGTGGCAGGCGTCATCTACCGGCACACCAGCGTACCTCAGCACGCTGCTGACACAGATTCTCGGAGTTCAACCTCGGCTGGTTACGGTACGGCAAGCAACGGGCGGTTGGGAAGTCATCTGCGGTGGCGGCGACCAAAACCTGGTGGCGGGTGCCATCCTGTCCGCAGTGCCAGACATCTCGGTGCTGGTCGGCTCGACGACAACGGCACGGAACGTCACTGTCTCCTTGTACCAGAACCCGAACACATACTCCATCGTTTACGTGAACCCGCCGTCGCAAACCGTGACGATGAATGTGACGTGGAACACGACCCAGCCCAACTTCACGGCTGGCCCGACCGTCAATCAGCAGGTCGTCGCATCGCTGCAGTCGTACATCAACTCCATTCCGGTCGGCCAACCGATCAACCTGTTGGAATTGAATTCGGTTTTTGAGTCAGCCGCGCAACCGACGCTCATGCCGCAGAACATCTCAGCGCTTTCGTATGTCGTGTCGATCAACGGCACAGTCGTCAACCCGACCGCTGGCACTAACGTCATCCCGTCCGACCCGGAGAGCTACTTCTCGGCCGCTACAGGTTCCATCACCGTGACACAGGGATGACATGGCCGTTGAATCCTTCCAAGTCGTGCCGTTGCCGAACATCATCCCGGCGTACCTGTACGCCCAGTACCAGGATGATCCGGATCTTCCGGCCCTGTTCGACGCGCTCAATGCCTATGGCCTCGGCTACCTGCAGTGGTTCCTACAAACGCCGCTCGGCGTCTACACGCTGCTCTCTGGTTCGTTGCTCAACTGGATCGGACTGGCGTTGTATGGCATGCCGCGCCCGGTCTTGAGCACTGGCAGTGTCGAAAAGTACGGCGGGTACGACACCAAGGCGTACGACACTGAAGCCTACGACGCTCACTCCGAAATTGGCACCGGCACCGCGCAGGTCGCAACCGATGACATCTACAAGCGCTGCCTGACGTGGAACCTGTATCGCGGTGACGGGCAGGTGTTCTCGTTGCAGTGGCTCAAGAACCGCGTGGCGCGCTTTATGAACGGACCGTCGGGGTCCGATTGCGCCGTGCTCGACTTTCAACCATCCATTACGGTGTCGGGATCGGTCTTCACGGTCACGCAACCGGCGTCTGAAACCTACACGGCGCTGGCGCAGGCGTACGATGCAGGCGCGCTTGTCTTTCCATTCGCTTACTCCCTGGTGTTCAGCACATGACAACCTTCGTCTTCGCGAACAACATCGACACGACGCTCGCATCGTCCATCTCGTCGTCAGCAACGACGATCACATTGTCAAGCGGCACGAACCTGCCGGCGCTGGCCGCCGGTCAGACGTTCGTCGTGACCCTCAACGACGCTGCAACCCGGCAGATCTTCGAGATCATGTACGCGACCGCGATCAGCGGCACGACACTGACGGTGAGCCGGGCCCAGGAGGGCACGACGGCACAAGCGTGGGCCGCTGGCGACTATGTGTTCTCTGGGCCAACTGCCCGCCAGATGCGCTCGTTCTACCAAGGCCAGTCTGTCGGCCAAGGTAGCGTGACCAGCGTCGGCATGTCGATGCCGTCCGGCTTTTCTGTCTCCGGCTCACCGATCACGGTTGCGGGCACGCTCAGCGTAACCTTCGCGTCGCAGAACGCCGGTCTGTTTCTCGCCACGCCGGTGACCGGCGGAGCCGCGGGCGCCGCGACGTGGCGCTCGATGGCCGCGGCTGACGTGAACGGCGCACTCGGCTACACGGCGGCCAACGCAGCCGATGTGGTGAACACGTTCAATGGGCGTCTCGGCGCGGTGACGCTGTCGTCCACGGACGTTGATGGCGCACTGGGCTACACGCCCGTAGAAACCGTCGCCATCGCCAGCGCCAACGGCATTTCGGGGACCGTCGCCGTATCGGGCGCTACGCAGACCGCGACCATCGCGCTGGGTGCGATCACGCCGAATTCAATTTCCTGTTCAGGAGCATCGTCCGCAGGGTCGTATGCGACGTCGGGAAACATCAACTGCGCGGCGTTGTCTGCAACGGGAGCCCTCGCTGCTCAAACGGCTACGTTCACGCAAACGGGCGCGTACGCGCCCTACTGGATCGGGACGACTGGAGACCCGAACAAATCCATTACGCTGAAAAACGACAACGCGGGCGGATTTATATATGAGACGTCGTGGTACGGAACGGATTCGATCGCATGGGTGATGGGCTCGAGCTCGATCACCGCAATGAAACTCTCGAACGCCGGCGCGCTCACTCTTGCCGGTTCGCTTACCGCGACGACGGCGAATTTCACTTCGTCCGACCGACGCATGAAGCGCAACATCCAGTTGGCGCGCCCACGCCCGCTCCATCGCAAAGTTCCGTTCGTCAGCTACGTGCTCAAGGAAAACGGTTGGCACGGCCTTGGCTCCGTCGCACAAGCCATGAGGAAAGTGGCGCGCGAGCACGTCGGCGAGTTCGACTGGCACGGCAAAAAGCGGCTGTCGCTCAATTACGCCGGTGCGGCGTACGAGGAAGCTATGTGGGCCGGGCATGAGCTGGACCAGCAAGCTAAGATCATTGAAACCCAGCTCAAGCGCATCCAGAAGCTCGAGGCTCGGCTCGCGGCGTTGGAGCGACGCGTATGACCAGCGGCATCCAGTCCAAGGGCACCGACCTAGATAGCATCTTCGCGACCTACGTGTCTGGCACTCATCCAGCTGCGACCGGCATCGAGGTCAATGGCGCGGATATCGCCACTCGCTACCAGCCGCTACCGGGTACCGCCGCAGCCGCGACTGGCATCGAGACCAACGGCGCAGACCTCAACACGCTGTTCAGTACCACCGCCGGCCCACAAACGTTGCCGATCAACGGCGAGTCGTACAACGCGGGCGCAGTATCTAGCGGATCCACACCGATCAAGCCAGCGCAGGCCAACGTGTATGTCCAGGTGGGGGATGGCCAATACAACGTCCAGACGTACGTCATCAGCAACGGCGCCGCGGCTGTCGTGAAGAACAATCAGTTTACGCTTCCGAGCGGCGTCACGGCGTTTACAATCGCCCTATCGAACGAGTCTACGTCAGGCGCGGGCACATCGCTGACGAACACCGCGACGGGTCAGACGTCCGTTCCATCCAGCCTCACGACTTACGCATCCGCCAACTGTGCGTCATCCAACAACTCAGGGACGTACAACGCATCTGCGACCGTCACGCTCAACTTCTACTCGGGCGCAGCTGAATCGTGGACTGGCACATTTACAATTGACGCATCCTCTGACATCTCAGCCTGACCATGACCAGCACTACTGAATCAGAACCCGCGCATGACCGCGCTATTGCCGTATTATCTACGCACGTTCAGGAACTTCGTGATGTGACGAGCCGGCATGAAGCGAAAATTGAGCGCTTGGACGAAGCGGTTGCGGCTCTGCGCGAGACAATGGCGCGAGTCGCGACCCGAGACGACGTGGATGCACTACGCCGCGACGTTACGAACGTTTTTGCGCAAAACGCGCGTGACGCGCAGAACTCGATCCCGGTCAAAGTGACCGCATGGTTCACCGGCGCGATGGTGCTGGTCTCGGCCCTGGCGCTCTTCTTCAGTTTGATCGTTCACCTGCACGATGTTTGATGCGGCCCGTTGGTACGCCAAGCTGCGCGGTTCTCCGATCTTCGTTGTCGGACTTCTCGCCTTCGTTTCGACGTGGCTCATCCTCCATGCGCTGTTCAACTTCGACCACGCGTTCGGCGCGCTGAACTTAGTGCTCTCGACTGAAGCCAGTGTGTCACTGGCGTTCTTCACGATGATGGGCGACCGGCAGGCGTCGGACAACGCAAGGTCCATGCGCGCTCTGGCGGACACGATCGACGAGATCCGCGCGATGAACAAGGTCCTGCTCGCATCGATCGAACTGCAACGTGCCGACGCAGCCGCGCGTACCGTTGCCGCGCACCCTAACGATGAGTAAACCTCGCGCGTCGCGGCGGAGCATCCGTCGTACAATGACAACGCACGCCTGTTCTACACCCGCTACACCAACCGCAACCAAGGGGCAAATCGACCATGCTCACCGCCCAAGCAACTGCGACCGCCGCGCTCAACGCCGTCGGCGCACTGCACAACTCCGGAACCTTGGTGTTCTACAACGGCACCGCGCCAGCAACGCCCGAAACTGCGTTGTCCTCGAACACCGTGTTGTGCACGTGCGATTACGCTACCACCGCCTTCGGCACGCCAACCTACGTCAGCCCGAACATGCAGGCGACCGCGAGTTTCACCGGCTCGCCGTTCACGCCCGCGGTCAACGGCGGCACTACGTTTGCACGTGCGCTGGAATCGGGCGGTGCAACGTGCATCGCGCAATACACCGTCGGCCAAGCGTGGGCCGCGTCGAACGTGACGGCCGTCGGCCAATACTGCACCAACGGCGGCAACTCGTACGTATGCACCTCTGCCGGGACCACGGCCGCGAGCGGCGGCCCGACCGGCACCAGCACCGGCATCACTGACGGCACGGTAACGTGGAACTACGTGGGTTCCGGCACGCTGTTTGACGTGACGCTTGGCAACGTGAATCTGCAGACCGGAGTGCAAGTGACGCCGACACAAACGTTGCTGATGGCCGCGTCCTGACGCATGGCACTGACACTCGTCCAAGTCGAGTCAGGCACAGCGGCGTCTACTGTCGCGTCACTGTCGGCGACGCTGAGCAGCGTCGAGGCTGGCGACATCATCGTCGGGGTACTGGATTACGGCAACACGGAGCCGACGTGGACATTCCAGGCGTCGGACGGCTCCAACACCTACGCGTCGTTGATTTCCGCCATTGGTGGCTCGGGCGCTACCGACATCTATTCATTCGCCGCCACCGCGGGCGCGCCCGCGACCAATCTCGCGGTTGTAGCTTCATCACCCGGACACGTCATCCTCGGATTGTGGACGGTCTATCAGTATCGCGGCGCATCGGCGCCTACGACGGCTGATTGCGTAACTAACGGATGGACCTCTCTTCAACCCGCTGATACTGACCCGGTAACGCCAGCATTCGCCCTTGTAAGTGGCGGTGCGGTGATCGTCGCCAGCGCGGTATATATCTACGGTGCGTCGCCAACGCTCAATCCGATCACGCCGAGCGCAGGAAGCTACACAAACGACAGCGCTCTCACGCTTTCAAGCAGTTCCCAGCTCTACTGCGGGAATGTCTCGGGCGCCGGCGCGCAGTCGGCTGAAACCATCACCTTCACGCACAACCCGGCCTCGGACGAATGGCGCGCGACCTGCATCGCGATCCCGATCGCGCCGTCGGCGGCCGCTGGTAATACCGCATCGGTTTTGAGCGCCGAAACGCTCGACGTCGCCTTGGATGGCACGCAGCTGCAGGGCGCGCGAGCTTCCGATGACCTGTCGCTGCAATCGCGCTTGGTGGCCGACCAGGAACAGGCAGCGCACATCACCGCGTCCAGTGCCGTGCAGGTCGCAAGCACGGTGCAACAGGAACAAGGCGTCGTTGCGCAAGCGCACATTGGACCACTGTCGAGCGTCATCCCTGTCGCTCAGGCCGGCCACGCGCAGGCCGCGATCATTATTTCAAAGATCAACTCACTGGTCGGGCGCGGATCCGCTGCTGCTCATTCTGCAGTCCATGGCGTCGTCAACCCAGTCATCGTGTCGCGAGTGTCTGCGCTGCAGCGCGTGGCCGCAACCGTGTATTCGACGGTCGGACGCCTGGCGTCGATTATTTTCGTCGGTACCGTCACGCGCGCGAATCCCGCGTCCACCGTCGCGAAGCTGCCGTCGCTCGTTGCCCGCGCGACGCTCGTTGCATCCAACAAGGCGCAGGCCGCGCCAGCGCGTTTGAGAGTTGCGACGCGAACCGTCATGAAGCTGGAACAGTCGCTCGGCCTTACCAGCGTCGCCGGAGTGCTCGGTACCATCATCCATTTCCTGGCCGTTCCGCGGAGCCTGCCGGCAAGCGCGTGTTTCTATGTTGCACTGCCACCGCGAGCGTGGTTGGCTGCGCTGGCTACCCAATCGTGGTTAGCGACGCTGCCGCCGCAGACTTACTACGTCGCCGAAGGATGCTGCCATGCTGCCTAGCTTCCAAGCCAAAGACCCCGGTCAAACGGTAGTCCTGACGTTCGACGCGACCGCCGGACTGCCTAACGGCCAGACCATGACGACGCTGGCGTCGCCGTCAATCTATGTCGTACGCGGTACCGACCCGACACAATCCCTGGTCGTCGGAGTCCCGTTCGTCAATACCGCGCCTATCACGATAGGAAGCGTCACGGTTGCGCCTGGAAACGGCGTGCAGGTCGTCGTATCTGCCGGTCTTGACACATGCTCGTACCTGATCTCGATTCAGGCGCAAACAACCAACGCCGACAACGTGCTGGTGCTCAAGGCCGTGCTTCCGGTATCCGTGCTGGACGGCTCCTGCTGATAAAGGAGTGCCTGCGGCGCGGCCGTCACGTCTCCTCATCAATGCAGAACAGGTCGCCGGCCAGCTCGGTCGACAGCACGTATTCGTACGGGATTTGGAAGTACCCTTGCTGCCCCCAGCCACTGCCCCAGCTGTTGCGGCAGATGAACCGCGCGACGGCATCGATCCATCCGACGATCACGACGGCGTGGCCTCCGACCAGGCTCTCGCCCGCGACGTCCGGCATCGGAACTATCCCTGTCGCAGCGACGGCATCTGTCTCGAACGACTCGTACACCTCGAATCCGAGAGTCGGAGGGTGGCGCGTCCACACCGCGGTCTTGATCGCGGCCTCTGTCTGCGCGACCGACGCAAACCGGGTCACCTTGTTCGCGAGCGCCTTGTCGTACGCCCACGCATCCGGAACTCTGGCGAAAGGCTCCGTGTACGGCCACGCGGCTTCGGGCGGCACGCCCTTGGATTCGAGGCATCTTGCACCGTCGATCAACTGCGCGCCGGCATCGGACGCGACCGTGCCCTCGATCGCGCGTTCGTTGTAGTAGATGAACAGGCGGCTCGGCATCCACTCAGGCAACTTCTGCACGCGTTGCCGGTACTCAAACAGCGCGGCCCACGCGTTGCTGGTGCAGCTTCCGAGGTCGCCCTGGTTGTACACTGGCGGCATCTCCGATTCCAGACTGCACGCGTCCGGCAGCGTGACCGGCGCCGGTGCCGGCACAGAAAGCACGCGCCTCGGCACTGTCGTACTGCGAATCCACCCGTATGCGTGCCTCATGTCAACCCTCCACCCTCGATGGTCGAACGTCCGCTTGCTTGAGCGCAGCAATCACGTTCCAGATGTGATGATCGGTGAAGTTGTCCCACGGATGCGCCGGATGCCCGATCTCAGTCAACGGACCGGGCAGCGTCAGCCACGGTGGCAGTTGCGTCACGATGTCGTTTCCGTTGCGCGTCGCGAGCCACATCGTCCCAGCGCGCCGGAATGCGTCTACCAAGACATCGCTCGCAACCGGCCTTGGCGGCTCAAACGCATAGACGCTCGTCTTCACTCCTCGCACCGCAAGGACTCCCGCAAACAGTACAGCCATCGCCGCACCAAGGCTGTGCCCGCACACGATCGACGGCTCTGATGCGGCGCCAAGCGACTGGATGCGCGGCATCAGAGCCGCCAACGCGTTGTAAAAGCCACGGTGCACGGCGCCAAGGCCGTACACCGTGTCGTTCGTCACGTCGAAGTCATGCAGCCAGCCCGCGACATCAACCGTTCCTCGGAAAATCAGCGAATCATGCCGCGCGTCCACGTAAACGGCCGACGCGCCGGCGCCGAACGACGGGTCGAGACTCGGCGACATGCCTTCCAGCCGACCACACAGTTCGGCCAGTTCTAGCGTCAGCGAGTCCATCACTTCGCCGCTGGCGTCGCAGACGCTCCTTTTACGGCCGCGACGAACTGCGCGATCGCCTTCACCGACGCAGCAAGTGCCGGCTGGGTAACCTCCAACGGCAGCCCAACGATCTGCACCGACGCATAGACCGCGTTGATTTGCGCGATCACAGACGTTGCGATTGCGTTGACCTGCGGGTTGGGCGTGTGTTCCCACGCCGCTTCGACCTGCGTCATCATCAGCGGCCATGCCGCGTTGACCGCCGCAATGACCGCCGCAGCCTTGTCGATGTCATTCAAAATTGCAGACATTTTACGTACCTCAACTTTTGGGAGGTGGAACCGTGGCTGTAATGCCGACGCGCTTGGGAGGTTCCACGTTCCCACGCGCTGATCCGAAGTAGTAACCGACAACCGACGCAACCTGCGCGACGAGCGCCATCAAGATTGCGTCAAAACTCTTGCTGTTGGCCACCGGAACCGGAACGAACAATAGAAGGATTGCAAGCACGCCGAACAACAGCACCAGGCCAAGCGCAATCGTGTGTGCGAATTTTCCGAGCATGGCACTCTCCGACATTACCGTCCACTCGATTCTAGCGCACGCCGAATCGGCCAAGTTGAAATTCGCCAAGCCATGTACACCACCGACCACACCATTGCGAGGATCGTAAACGCGATCGTAGCAACGCCGAGCACAATTTGCAAGCACCACTTGACCGCGAAGTAGCACGCGATCGGCACGACGATGAGCACGATAACGAGTGCCATTTGTACTCTCCTAGCGTTCGCAGCGCTTGTCCAACGCGCGTTGCCACAGGTCTGCTGCAACATCCGATTCCCGGTCCTCGAATCTGGGGTATTCGAGGTCATCGATCGCTGCTTCCGCGCGTGCTTCGGCACGACGCTTGCGCACCAACTCGTCGTAATCAGCGTCTTCCTGCGTGTCGAAAATCATGATGCCATCTCCTGCGGCCATTTGCCGCTCTCAAGGATCGACGCCAGCCGCTCGTAGCGGTCTGGCAACTCGTTCGCAGCGGCCGTCCCGAGCAGGTCGGACGCCGCCTTTCCATACATCCCATCTTTCATGTAAGCGAGAAACGTTGTGAACGCAGCGAACCCGGTCATTCCTACATTGAAGCAAATGTCGACCAACACGGCGTAACGAGGCGGACTTGTCCGGCTCAGCGTGGTCGTCCATCGGTACGCAACCGCTAGCCATTGCGTCACTGCAGTCACGTCGTATCGGAACTGCACATCGATAGCCTGATTGATAAGTTCCAGAGCCGCGGTGCACGCCGGTGACGCCGTCAGGTTGTGGCCGATGCCCCAGGTCGTGTTGCCTCGATCATCCTCGTACGGCCAGATGCGCCGACCTTCGTCCGATACAAGCAGTGATTCGACACTCGTGATCATGGGGTCACCTTGATCCACATTCTGTCGGCCCGTTTCCACAGCTCCCGGGCCTTCGGCTGAGGGTATTCGTCGACGAACGCGATCGTGACGCACCATCTCAGGTTTAGCAGCAATTTCACACATGACACGCACGGGCTCGTCGTCACGCAACACAAAGATACGGCGTCAGGGTCTCGGCACTGCAGCAACGCATTCTGCTCAGCGTGGATCGCATAGCAGTCATCCAGGTGAGTGCCAGACGGGCTTTCGGCGCCAGGGCATGCGTTTCCATAGACCGGCTGCCCGTCAAGCTCTCCGGTCATCTCGTTGCAATGCGGGCACCCTGACGGCACGCCGTTGTAACCGATCGAGAGCACGCGGCCGAACTGGTCCAGCAAGACGCAGCCGACCGACCGGCGAAGACAAGTCGACCGGGTCGAAGCGACCGCGGCGAGCGCGAGGCCATATTGCACAATGGATGGTCGAGTGGTCATGGCGACCACCATCCAGACGCTGCTCCGTCCGTCTTGATCCGTGCCAACGTTGCCAGTAGCTTCGATGATTCGCGAGACAAGGCGGGCGGAACGGATTGCGTCATCGTCGGATAGTGGGCGCTCGAATCTCGGGATGATTCAGCGATAGGCTTGGCGACATCCAAGTTGCGCTCGTAAAGATGCATCGACGCCGCAGTCAGGTACAGCGTGCCGGGCCAGACATCAAAAGGCACGCGACCATGGAGCTCGCAACACACCAGGTTGGACAGCATCGAAAAGTTGAACACGTCGTACGGCCAGCCAAGCCAGAGGTCAGACGACCGCATGAAGACGTGGCAGTTGAGCGATGTACCAGCACCGCCGGTCGCACTTGGATCCGACTGTCGCAGCTCGAAGAAAATAGCCACAGTGCACGGCACGTCTTTGGTCGGCGGCGGCGACGGCCGCCAGATCGTCAAGCCGGCCTCACGGGTCGATGGGTCTTCGACGAGCTTGGCCGTGACATACGGCAGTTGGTCGATGATCCTCGGTCCATACGCTCCAAAGAACCGGATGCCGTCGTCACTGAAGTCGGCGATGTGCTTGTTGTATGGCGCGATCGACGACACGCGGTTGTCGCCAGTCAGGATCCAATACGCCTCAGCCGCCATGAACTTGTACGACAACTTGCGGGCCGCCACAGTGAGCACTGGGAAGCGCATATTGACAACCGTGGTGTGCTGAGGAAGCTCGAGAGTGGGTTGGCCCCGAGGCCGCACTGGGCGGCCGTGCTCGATAGCTGAACGCAACGCCTCCAGCCAGACTCGATTGACGAACATTGAGTCACTCATCACCGGTCTCCTCGGCTAAGTATTGGATCAACGGGTAGGGTTGGCCGTGGCAGAATCGCTTCCAGTACTGCGGATGGTAGAACCGCTTCACGGATTTAGCCGAGTCAGTCACGGCACCTGGCACGCGAAGTGCATCGTTGCCGAGTACGACGACATGCTTGCCACGGACGAAGTTGGCAAGCAGGTCGGAAGGCTGGTCGAGGTTACTCCACGCGAGAGAGCTCTCGCTGACTCCGGCCGACTCAAGCTGTAGTGTCAACCAACGGCTGCAGCCTTGACCACTGAATGATGCGAAGCTCCATTGGTAGAATGGATCCGTGTCCTTCTGGTCGGCGAACTCAGTCCCCAGTATGACGATGGGCGCCGCCAAGTTGCCACTGCTCAAGATGCCAAGGTCGTGCGGACGTGAACGGCGCATGCGGATGACGTCGCCCGGGAGCGCTTCAGTTGCACCCGGTTGCTCGAAGTCGAAGTCGACCTGATTGAGGGACGTAGTCATGCCGAACGAGTACCAATCGTGCACCGATCGAAGCTCTGGCTCACGAGCCAGATACTCGCGCTCCGGCCTAGACTTGAACGCAGCCAAGCACACATCGACCGAGGGCAAGCACCTGATGACTACTGGCGAGCATCGCCATGCGAGCCGCTCGAGCATTCGCATGGACACTGCGTCGACACGGTACTTTGATGACCGTCGCGCATCAGCGTATGGCTTCTCAGACAACCAGCAACGGTCAAGTACGACATCCTGGTAACCCAAGACAGCCGGCATCATGGCTTCGGCGTACATGCGGGCCAGCCCGTGGGTGACCAGTGGAAGCACACCAAAGTGGACGTATCTAGCCCCGGTCAGCTCAGCGAAGTTCTTGGCAGCCGTCGTCTTGCCGGACCCGTCTGGTCCCTCGAAGATCGTGACAAATTTCGACCTCTTAGTCTGCATTTCAGTCTCCTCAGTAGACAAGCAATTGTACCACTCCCTCCCCCCAATTGAAACTCTACGGTTTCCAACCATGGTGGCCCAAGATCGATGCTGTCTGTGGCCCGACCCAGCCGTCAGGTTTCATCAGGTCCCGCGGCATGTCGCGCTTCGTTCGTCCGCGCACCTTGCGCAGGTTGGCGGCATGAACATCTGACCACAGCTCTTGCCACGGCAAGCCCATCATGACAGCGGTGCCGAGTGCGACGTACACCAGGTCGACCAAAGCGTCAGCTTGGCCGGCAAGGTCTGCCCTGGGGCCACCTACGAACCGATTGACCTTGAGCCAATGATTGTGGATGCCGTGCTCGCCAATGAAGCCATCAGCCGCTTCGACGTCGATGCGCATGCCGCCAGCCACGGCCAGCTCAGCGATCTCCTCCAGCAGAAACTTGATCCGGTCACGAAGCAGCTCCGCTGGTAATTCCCTGGGCGAGTCACAGATCGGCAGTGAGAACTTGAGGTTGAAGTCCATCACGTCATCAAAGTTAGTGCTCATTCCGGTCTCCTGCAAATCCACAGATTGTTGCGGGCATGGTCCGGGTGCAACGGACCGAAGATATTGCTGATCGCGTCGTTGTCAAAGTAGTCGGCGAGCTCGTCGCGGACAAGCCGGCACGCATCCCTCAACGCCTCGGGAGCGCAATGCTCGGCGTGCGGCAGCTGCTTGCCGATATGCTTGACGTCCATGAAGGTGCCGAAGCGCCGCTCGACGACAAAACCGCACGTCTCGATCACTGATTGAAGTTCCGGCACGGAGTACTCGTGGATGTGGTTGGCAGCCATCCGCTTGCCGTCGTAGCACGGCGTCGACATCAACATGATCCCGCCCGGTCTGATGCACCTGAACGCGGCCTTCATGAATGCGAGGCCGTGGTCGACGCGCATGTGCTCGAACACCTCGAAGTGGACGAGAACGTCGTACGGGCCGTGGTGGTATTTGTTGACAAGCTCCTTCCACCGTTCGACGAAGTTGAACTCGCCCAAGAACGTGAGTCGTTGACTCGTCGACTCCTTGAGCTTGTTCAGGTCGACACCGACGTACTGATTGACATGGGCCGCAGCGCCGCCGGTCAGGATCTTGCTCAACGGCCGGTCTTCGCCACACCCGACCTCGAGCACGTCGTCTGACGCAGTGATGAAACGACGCGCGAAGCTCCACCGGAAAAAGTGAGCCGAATAGTCGCGGTGCAGCGTCTTGCCGTGGCCGTTCGCGTGAAGCTGCGTCAAGTCGTAGTCACGCGTGTCCCGCTCTGCCTTGCGAGTGATCGGCATCTCACTTCTCCCTTCGGGCAGGGATGTTCTCGCCGTGCTTGGCGAGCCAGTTGCGGTACCACGCAACGTACGAGCGCTTGGAGTCGTCCAAGCCGAATTGGCTAGCCACCTTCTCAAAGATCTCGTCGTCAGACAGTTTTCCGGACAAAATCAGCTCCTTAAAGACAGACGCCGCGGAAGGCTGCTTAGACCGCTTAGGCTGCTTGGGTTGCTCGGGTTGCTCGGGTTGCTCGGGTTGCTCGGGTCGCTTGGACTCGTTGATCATACTCGCATTCCTCGTTTTACTTGTTGCCATGATCAAATCCTCGTTGGAGACGTCAGTAAACCGTGATAGTGCGCCCATGACGTCTTTGGACGCGCCGATGTGGCGCGCGAATGAAACAAACAGTCGTGCGGCTTTTTGAACCGGGTACCCATCGATCGGCTTGTAGGTGGTGTTGAACTGACCATACGGCAACGACTTGATGCTGAAACCGTTTTCCGGATCGATCGTCGTGTACTCGACCACCCCAGCATCACATGAAAACGCGACGCATGTCCGGCCGTTAAAGTCTGCCATGACGCTTGGAAACTTGATCACGGCGAATCTCCTGCGCGTGTAGCACGCGCGAATTAATGACGTCACCGGCAACCACAAGTTCGAGCAGTCCGTTGACAAAATCGACTGCTTCGCTAAACAACACTGGCCCCGTGACGTTGAACCTCATGAACGTCAATCCGTGGCGCACCTCGATCGATGCCACGTCCGTGGCCGATCCGACTTGGAGCACGGCGTGGTCACTTCCCGTCACGACTACTTTTGGTCTCGCGGATATGCGGGATGATTCTTGCGGATTTGACTCGATCATGCAGCACCTCTCTGGCTACCTTGACGGCGTCGGCGAGCGTCGATTCTGCGCCCACTAGCACCGACACCGTCTTGTCGCTCATTGACGTGAATTGGACGCGCATGTCAAAGCTTCCCGAGCCGCTTGAAGTGCCCGCGGTACCAGCCGGCGTACCACTTCTTGGAATCGTCGATTTCGATGGCCGATTTGACCGCCGCCCACGCATCAGCATTGCTGCCGTGTCGCTTGAAGACGGTCAAGCAGATCGACGCAATCGACGGCTTGGTAGGCTGCACGGTAGACTGTACGGTAGACTGTACGGTAGGCTGTACGGCAGTCTGCACACTTATCCGCGGAGAACCGGCTGATGCGAGTGTCCGTTGTGAGTAGATCAGCGAGAGCTTGACGTTGAACCGATTTTCCGGCATACGATCAATGTACCGGTCGTACTGCGTCCGATCGATCCCCATGCCGCGCAAAATCGAAGTCGCACGATCGCGAGAGTTGACGATGCGATCGTCGCGCGAGACTGTCTTCATGATGACGTCCTCAGTGTTGACGATAATAGCCCCAAAAACAACTCGCCGGGTCACTCCGCGGCGAGTTGTGTCTCAATCAGGAATGAGCGATCTCCAATGCTTTGGTGAACGCCCTGGACTTGATCGTTTTCCCAGTGGCGAACCACGCTTTGTCGAGTCGGATGTCGTCGGACCTTGACTTGGCTTCATGGTCCACGTTGTACGTTACGGCGTTGACCGCTCCCCAAAGTGATCCACGCGCCGACTCAAGTTGAGCCCCAGGCGAGTTGAACAGCGCGTGGGTCAATCGGTACATCAGTCTCTCGACAGATTTGGTGCGGCGCGGGTTCTTGCCGTTGTCGGTGTAAGCCAAAAGCTCGTCGGGCGACATAATGTTGAGATAAGCCGCCAAAAACACCGATGTAACCTCCGCTTTGCTGGCTGGACGACTCGCCAGGTCCTCAGCATCCTGTTTGAACTGAATCCACGCGTCACCGATCTTGAGGTCGAGTTTTGTCGAACCAGCGTCGAACGCCGAAGAGTGGAGAGTGCGCGACTGCTCACCGCCGCCGGCCGTTGCCATGGCTAGTGTGTTGGCACACACCACGCGGACCGACGTGAATTGAGCAGTGGTCGGCGACGTGCCGTCGTAGCTTGTCGAGAGGAGCACGTACCCGTCGATGCGATCGCGTCCCGGCAGCTCCATGGTGGCCGGTGTCTTGGCAAGTGCCCAGATCTTGCGGCCATCACGCAGTGAGCCGGCAGTCTCCAACGCGAAACCATGCCGTTCAGTCAAGTCTCGGTAAAACTCAAGCACCTCACGCGGTTGCACGACCTTGTAGCCGGCACCCACGACGCTCAACGCACTGCCAGTGTCGCTGCGATAGATCACTTTGCGATCACAGAATGTGGATGATTCGATCTTGTCGCTGCCGTCTAGGCCAACGGAAACTCGGTCGTATTTCACGACAGCTTCACTAGCCGACCAATCGAGTCCGGCTTCTTGCTGCCACACGCTGATCGGCTGGCCAGCAGTGAGTTTCTGCCCGAGCCGATGCCACGGTATTTCACCCACGTACGCCATGTTGACTCTACCATTGCTCATGTCGAGTTCGGCACTCATATCAGTTCTCCTCAGAAAAGTGGCTGGCGTCACACGCAATGGCATGCGACCGATGCAGCGCTTTGAGCTGCGGGCACGACTTGCGGTCGTGGTTCGATGCGAACCGTAGCCGCTCGATTCTCGGTGTCAACCGCTGCTCGATCTGCGAGAGCGACGCCTTGATCTCGTGTTTCGTGAACGCCGAACCGTCCGATTCCGCGTCTACGTAGACTAGCGCGTCGCGAATCATCACGTCAGTCGCTGAATCAACGTTCTTGACCTCGTACCGAGTCTTGGCGAAAATCGACTGCATCATCGCCAGTTCGGTAGGCATCGCATAGCGTGTAAAGCTGTGCTTCGACTCAGCGACCTTGTTCAGCGCCCAGCAGTTGACGAATGTATGATCCATGGAAGTTTCCTCAGATGTGGTCAAGTGACCACGTGACCATCATACCACGAATCCATCATAGTGTAACCCCTCAGTTTCGACGTTACAATTGCTTACAATTGGCCCGGTCCGCCGCGAGCTTGGTAAGTGCGCTAGCTAACGCGGCTTCGCCGCGCGCCTTCCCTTTGATGAGTCGCCAGACGACCAAGTCGTCCACCGTGTCCTCCGCCAACAGCACGTGGTTGATGATCCGTTGCTGCGCACTGCCTTGACGGTGCAGGCGGTCGATCAACTGCGTGTAGAGCTCGTAGTTCCACGTCGGGGTGAACCAGCAGATGTGACCGCCTGCACCCTGCAAGTTGATTCCAAGTGCCGCAGACTGCGGATGGACCAGGAGGACCTTGATCTTGCCGCGGTTCCACCCATCGATGATACCGGCTGTGCGCGTGGCACTCACGCCGGACCCGATGAACGGGACGTCGCCCAACCTGTCCCGAATTCGAGCCAGGTCATGCTGGAAGTCGTACGCGACGAGCAACGGCTCGCCTTGAAGTTCCTCGATGAGTTCTTCGAGTGCGTCCAACTTGGCGTCGTGAACACCTACCCACGTGCGATGTCCGTTCACAAGCTTCGCCGAGTAGAGCGCGCCGCTGGCCAATTGCCGGCACTTGCCGAGTGCTACGCCGGTGTTGGCGGCGACGACGAGTTCACCAGTCGACAGCGACGTGACAAGTTCAGTTTCAAGCTCGGCGTAGATCGATCTCGCCTTCCGAGGCAGTGAAACCAATCGGACATCATCGATGACCGGCGGCAGTTGCAGGTAATCGTCGGCAGACAACTGAAGAACAAGCGGATCGATAGCCTTGTAGATCTTGTTGGCTGCCCCAGGTTGCAAGTCCCACCCAAAGCCGTTCCACGACTGGACAAAGTACTTTTTCCGATACCACGTGATGTACCGGCCGAGTGATGATCCCAAGTCCAAGATGTACATCTCGCCGAACAAGTCCATCAGTCCATTGGCCGTGGGCGAACCCGTGAGCCCGTATCGACGCTTGAAGAACGGCAAGAGCGGTTTGAGCAATTTGAACCTGGATGTATTGGGGCGCTTGAATTTCGTAAGCTCGTCGATGACCAGACAATCAATGCCTCGCCGGAGCAGTTGCTTGGGATCAGGTCGGGGATGGAACCCAGGAAGCAGCTTGAGCGAGAGCAACCATGCCAACCCTTCCGGGTTGATGATGTAGATATCGGCATCACGACTCCACGCATCTAGCTTTTTTGGTCCGTGCAAGACCTCGAATTTTAGGTGACTGAACTGTGACCACTTGCGCAACTCGTCGGGCCAAGTCATCGTAGCTGGGCGAAGCGGCGAGACAACGAGCACTTTGTGAATTTTTTCAGCGGCGATCAGCTCTGAAATAGCCTGGAGCGCGATAGACGTCTTGCCGAGGCCAGGCGACAAGAAGAGGCCGACCGCCTCGTCTCGCACCATCCTGGAAACGGCATCAACTTGGTACTGATGCGGCTTCCAATGCGTCGGCAATGGCTTGGCGGCCAGACTCGATGGAATCAACAACTTTGACATAGTATCCAAGCCTTCGCAATTCGTCGTGGCGAGCGACCTGAAGCGGCCGCGGCGTCTCGCCCGGGCGCTTGAATTCGATGAACAATGGGCGGCCGCCTGGAATCAGGAAAATCCTGTCTGGCCAACCCCCGCTGCCGATCGGTTGGAATTTCAGTGACTCGACGCCAGCCAACCTCGCCAGTACAACAACCTGTTGCTCGATGGCGTGCTCAAGCTTCACAAATAACACCCTGGTGGTCGTACAATCGCAATGCACCCCATGAAGTCGGTGACCACTTACCCTCAGATTTCATTACCACATCGAACGGAACTGATTCCATCGCTGCGCGAAGCGATTCCATCGCGTCCGCGCGACGCTCGACAGGCACCGACGCGACAATCTCGTCATGCACCAGAAGATCGAGTTTCACCCACGAAAGTGCTCCCGAGTCGTCGAGGCGGCACAACGCGTCTTTAGTGCAGTCGGCGGCCGACCCCTGAATCAGCACGTTGACAAGTTTGTAGTCGTAGCGCTGCCATCGACCGTTAATCAATCGTGGTGGCTCGCAGTGGTAGATGCGGCCGCCCCAGGTCCTGATCGGCTCGCCCACTTGCGCGCGACGGCTCATCTCGTCGTACAACCCTGACAGTCCGGGATACAAGCCGAGGATCGCCTGCTTCAACTCTCTGGCGTGGTCCTCGTCGAGACCAGTGGCATCAGCAAGCTTGCTCACCCCCATGCCGTAGATCAGGCCGAGGTTCGTGATCTTTACCGGTTTTCGGTCATAGTGAAGTCCGACGGCAGCTAGTTGCTGCTGGGCATAGGTGTGAAAGTCCGTCCACGGGTCTGTCTTGTATTGCTCAAGCAGTGAACCACGCTCGTAGTGTGCTAGAACTCGGAGCTCTTGTTGCGAGTAGTCCCGGTCGATGAAGCAACGCCCGGCGCCTGGGACAATGAATCCCCGGCAATTGGGGAGCGGAGCCAAGTGCCGAACCGGCGACGCAATGAGCCCACGCCCAAACAGCGGCTTGAACGGCTTCGGCATGTTCATGAACCACGTCGACGACAACCGACCGGTCCGAGTTCCGCCCCTATCGGACCAAACCTGGTTCCATGACGCGAAGATGCGACCGCCAGTCTGCGCGGCCATCTCACGCCAAGGCTCCATGAATGTCCGAAGTGACGTTGACCACGCGCCGCGGTAGCGTAGCGCAGCCGCAAGCCGCCTGTCGGTCACGGCAACGTCGATCGTAGCCTTATCAGTCCGCAGCGCGCCGGATGATGTGCGACCAAGTGAGTCTCGGTCAGCGAAACCGCCCGCGACAAGTGCGCCTGCCAGCTCTGCGCCGGAATCAAGGTTGATCGATTCAACGCGAAGCTTGCGCTTGATCCATCTGTCGATACGACTCACTGATTCAGCGCCTGACTCGCATGCGCCATTCAACGCCGGCAGGTCGACGGGCACGCCACGGAGCTCCATGTCCAGCAAGATTCTCAGCAAGTGACGCTCTCGGTCATAAGCGCGCCGCAGCCCGGCGTCCAGCCCGTTCCTGAACACCTTGAACAACGCGGCTGTTCGTTCGACGTCGCCGATGCAATACGCACCCACCAACCCGTGAGGCGCCAGTGACACCCAAGCGCCCGCAAAGTGCGAGCCATGCGGATTGCGGGACAACGTCACGCCAGGGACCGGCTGATGCTCGACGAGCCACTCAACGACCGCGTCGCGCTCCGACGGTGGCTCATGAAGCAGCTCGGCAGCAAGCGGCTTGAGCGCGAGGGTGTGCCGCGACGGGTTCGTCAGGAACGCCAGGAGCAGAGTGTCGTGGATCGATTGCCATCTCGGCGGCTCTAAGTCGAACTCGCGCCAGATGCACGCAAGATCGAACTTCAGGTTGTGTCCGACGATACCGCCGGGATGCGCGTACGCGCGCACGAGCGCGTCGCGGCACTCGGTCCACGTCGACGTGTTGGGTGACGACCCGCCGATGCCGTAGTACGACGCACGCCGACCGGGATATTTGATCGCGACGCCTGTAATCGGCGGCGGGTAGTGAGGCGCCGGTTCGATCGGCAGGGTCTCGCAATCGACCGCAACAGGAATTCGATCACTCATAGCACGTCACCAGCAGGACGCTGTGCTGCTCCAGTCACTTGGGTCGTCATCATCGAATACTGCGACACGCAGCGCCTCCAGCGTCATCACGTCACTCATGATCGACCCCATTCGGGTCGATGCCGCACATCGCCTTGGCGTACTCAACCATCAACTTGGCGTGGATGTGTGCAGTCATTGTTTATTCGTCCTGTTGATCACTTGGTCATTAACCGTACTTGCACTGCCAAGAAGAAGTGCCCCATCCTCGACGCCAAACAGCGCGCTCGATCCTTCGGAAAGAATCCACTTGGCAGAATCGGCCGCATTGAGCAGCGCGATCGCCGCGGCAAAATCCAGAGTCGCCTGTCCGCCGGCACACATCGGGCTGACCTCGCTCTCGTCAATATCGTTACAGCAAGCCCAATAGGCTGATGCAATGATCCAAAGTTGGCTCGATACGCAGAACCCGATATAGTTCTTGCCAGGATTCCGCGCCTTGAAATCAGCGTTGGCTTTCCGCACGACTTGCGTAACGACGTTCGTAGCTCTTAAGATGCGCCGGACAACATCCGTGCTTTCGTGATCGCCATAAAGAACATGGCCGCGAAGCTCACTCATCGCAGCATGAAGCGCCAGTCGTTCTACGGCCTCCTCCTCATCGTCGGGTGGCGAAATCCAGTCTTCATCGCCGCTTTTATCGCTCATGTTCTCGTTCCGCTATGATCCACAGCCAATTTGTTTCTTTGCTTTCGCCTCAATCGCTCATGAGCTCGCCACTCAACGCCGCCGCTCGCCGACTGTCAGTCGGATTTTGTCCCACGGGCCTGGCAATGATTCAGCGAATCTCCCACGAGCGCACGACCGCGAACGGCATTGATACGTCCGGCGAGCCGACGAGCGAAGCCACGTCGACGGCCGTGCGACAGTTCGAACTTGAGGAGCTGGCGCAAATGTCGCTCGTCGGTGCATTCTCGGATCGCATCATTAAGGGCTCGCCACGACTTCAGTTCCTGGTGGATTTCGGTCGCCATATTCAGAACCCTTTCCGCGCGCGCGCACGCGGCTTGCGAGTCGCCGCGCTAGGCTTGTCGCTGGACGGCTCGGCGTTACGGCGCTCGAGCGACAGCGGCTGCTCGGCGAGCGATTTGGACAACTCATGACGCTCGATCAGTGCTTCAAGCGACTCGACCGACTCGACCGCCTCGAGCGTGGAAAAGTGCAGCTTGAACTGCGTCTTGACGTCCGGCTTCAACTCGACCAGAGTCACGACCGCAAACGGTGGCCGGTGGAGCGTCGTCTCAAGCAGGCGCACGTACTGCGCCCAGCCGATCGTGGAGGTGACCGGCAAGGTCAAGTACGCGGGTTCCGCGGCGGCAATGTACGGAGCCGATAGGCGCGAGGTGAATCCACCGTCTTGATCGAGATCGCCGGCTGGAATGACCACCAAGCGGCGTCGCTGCTGACAAGCCTTGCCGCGGCCCGTGTCGGAGGACCCAAAGACGTTCCATGGACACGTACGACAGATGTCGTTCTGTGCTTGACCAGCCGCAACGACAGATGCGTGTGGCGAGAGCGTGTCGGCGTCGCGACCGATCGCAAAGCACGTCGGCGGCTCCGGGTTCTCCGGGTCGAACTTCTTGCGCGCCTGACCGTAGAACGTATTGAGCAGCACGTGGTCCAGGACGACCAGAGCCACACGGTTGCCGGGCAGTGCGTCGCCGTCGAACGACAACACGCCGGCACGCAGCGAGAAGGATTGGACCCCAAGGCCAGTGCCGTCCTCGGTCTTGGCCGCGTCGGACGCGAAAGCCTTGAGCTTCTCGTTGATGGTGGCCAACGCAGTCGACTGGGTCGGTTTGGTCGATGTAAGTGGCTTTTTGGCCATATCATGACTCCTTCAGTTTGTGGATCGATGGTTTGACAACGATGAAGATCTCGGCACCAGGAGGCATCGGCTCGCCATTGTCGATCAGCTCCTGCAGCGCAGGTACATTGACCGCCCGCGGTGCGATGAAGCCAGCGCGGTGCTCCTTGTCAGCGTCGACCCACGCCAACACCTGGTCCGCATCAGTGATCGACGGGACCTTGCGGGTCACAATCTGGACAGACGCGACAATACCGGACACGCCCGTCGAATCAGACTTTGGAAGCTCATCGATGAGCTTGTTGCTCAGCGCGGCTTCCAGGGCTTGCAACTCCTTGACCGTTCGTCCGATCTCGTACCGTCGCTGACGAGTCGTGTAGAGCAGGTCCGCGCATGCCCCCAGCGTCGCTGGGAGTGCAGTCGAAGGATCGACGGATATCGCGACTGCGTTCGGCTCTGAAGCAGAGCCGATAGATCTCGATGAGCTTGAAGGAGGTGCCGTCGAGCTTGCCGAAGGCCCAGAGGAGCGGGTCTGTGCCGGGTGGGATGGCCGCCGTGGTTTTGAAGTGCTCGATGCCGTCTTGCCGCTTGTAGCGGATGATCGTTTCATCACTCATGTTCCTCAGTCCATGTGTCGGAGTAGCCATTGTAACCCGACGGTTGCACAGGTTGTCACACCCGGCGCGAGCAGCGTGGACATGCAATCCATTCGGTTTTGAACCCGTGCTGCACGCCGACGCGGCCGTGGCCGTGACACAGCGGGCAGAGCGACGACGGGTGAGCGGCCAGCCAACGCTTGACCGCCAATGACACAGCCGCAAAGTGCACAGGGTCGCCGCCACGGTCCGGGTGGATCTTGGCGCGCAGTGACCGCCACGCATCCCGCACTTGGGCCGGCGTCGCGGCCGGCTTAAGCCCGAGGAGCTTCGTTACAGGAGAGTCACTCATAGATCGAGCAGGCCGAATCAGCGAGGCTATATTCGCTCACAACGACGTTGACGCCCGTCATATCAAGCTTCGTGAGCATGGTCGTTCCCCCAGGAGTCGAACAACGGAGATTATACCGCAAATTATCAATGGTGCAACCGATTGGTTTCAGAATGCGCCGGCCCCGTGTGGCAGCCGCTCATGCTGCTTAAGTCGGGCGTCTGTGACAACGCCGGACCACGCGCTGCTGTTCCTGATGGCATACAACCGGCCCTGGCCACCGTGCCACCGGTAGTTCTTGCCGCCATTGACCAATACGGCACCAGCACGGCGCAGTTCGCGAGCCAAGCCATTGGGCGTCACCCGTTGGTTGCCTTGTGGCGCGTACAGGCCGAACAGCTCGGTGGCCGTGAAGAGATCTTGATGGAGCGGAACCTTCGCGGCGCGCAGGATCGGCTCTGGGTCGGATAGAAGCTGCCGGACCCAGGTGCCGAGATCCGACCGGCTGTCCTGCGTCATTCGCACTTTCGCCTGTGTCGGCTGCGCGCGCCCCTGGGGGTTGAAACCAGACACATCACGCCGCAGCAGCCAATCGAACAAGGCCGGCGGACCAGCCGACGATGACAACCAAAGATCGTATTCTTTATAGAAGCTCTCGTCGAGCGGACCTACTTGGACCTCGTGCACGAACATGCGCCGGTCGTCATCTTCCAAGAACAGCGCGTCCGGGTGGTTGGACGTGAAGTAGTAGTTGAGACAGTCAGGCACGACGTACGACGGCACGAACTTCTCGTTGATGCGGATCGTGAGCTGCGTGATCAACTTCTTGAGGAGGTCCTGGTCCTCACGGTTGCGGCTCGCGACCACGTCGTCGGCCAACACGAACTGCTTGTACCTGGCCCACTCGTTGAACGGACTACGCAGCATCGACTCGCTGATCTCGGTGAAGTTGCTGCCATAGATCCGCGCCATTGTGTACCCCAACAGCGACTTGCCAGTACCAGTGCGGAGCCCGTGGATCAGGACCGATGTGTACAGCTTGGCGCCAGGATATTGCAGCGGGTAGGCGAGCCAGTCCAAAAACCAGTTCTTGGATGCGCGGTCGGCGCCGGTGAACAGATGGTCAACCAGCGACACAAACGGCGAAACATCGCCGCGAGCCGGCGAACAGCCCCAGCCAGTCCACAAGTTGCGTTGCCGGTCGAATTCGACTGGCTTCCCTGGGGCGTACGTCAACCGGTCGACCGCATGCCGTTGCGGCCACTTGAGCCACGCGTCCCCAGCCGCAACCTGGTCGAGCTTGGGGTCGCCGTCCGGCGTGACCCCGACTTGCATGACGACGAACACGTTAGCTGCCAGGTGCGACGCGACGTCACTGGGCTTGTGAAGCTGCGGCGGCTTCGCCGCCAAGTCCAAGACGAGTCCCGGGGACGACGCGTAAACGAAACGATCATTGAGTTCGTACAACTCGCGGCTCAACGACATCGGCTGTGCCCGCGCGAAGATCGCCTCCATCGACCCGGCGTCCATCGAATTGGCGACCAGATAGTCGTCCAGCCCGACCTTGTCTGACGACTTGCCGGCCGGGACCCAAGTCCCGTAGACGTCGGCCCCCAAGCTAGCCAGCATGTCAGCCAGCCCCAACATCGCGTGCATCACGTTCTGGTTGCTGACCAGGTCAGAATCGAAAATCAGGCACACGTGCTGCCTCGGCCACGGCAAGTCGGCTAGCTCCGGAAGCAGTCGAATGCCCTGCTTCCATGCCCGCCAGGAGTTGACTCCGCCGAGCCCGATGGTAGGAATGCCGACCTTCGACGCGCAAGCCGCCTTGAGCTCGCCCTCCGTGATCATGATGCGCGAGTCGCCGTGCGCGAATGCGCTGAACCAATCGACTGACCTGGGGAAATAACAGTGCGGCCGAGTCATCGGCGGCTGCCAGTACCGATCCTCGTGCTTCTTGAACGAGGCCGGCGGTGCCAGCCAGCGCAATCGGCCGTACGGCGGATCTTTGGGGCGATCAAAAACGGCCGAGCCGTCAATGTTGTGGTATGGGAGCCAGAGGGCATCACATGGGGCCGCGCGGTTGATGAACTTCGATGCCGCGTCCCGTGTCCAGCATTGCATGCCGAGCAATGTTGCGTCGGCCAACGTCAACCCGGACGACCGAAGCTTTGCTTCGTAGGCATCAATGCCTGTGGAAACTTGCATATGTCCCCTCGCTAAAGAACCGGCCTCGGCAAGGCTCTGAGGAGCAGCTGCGCGCAGGGGAGTACGCGTGCCGAGGCCGGCTAGCGAATAGTATTACGCTGCCGGCAATTGGGCACCACGCTCGGCGAGACACTTCTCGATCTCGGTGGTGTGCTCGCCGTTCAGGAACGGCCCGAACCCGCTGTAGCGGCGCAGGTTCACAGCCAGGTACTTGAGGTCGTCGATCGAGACGGGACGGGTCAGTGATGCGAGGTCGTCAGCCGTCAACCGCTCTTTCAGCGTGAAACCCAGCTTCAACCCGGGGACAAATGGACGCAAAACCAGCGGGTCTTGCTTTGGCGCGTGGGTCACGTAGTGCTCGAACGTAGATTGCGAAATTCGCGGGCACAGGGCCGACAGGGCTTGCATCCATTCGACGCAGTAGAACCGCCCGGGGATGAATTCGTCGTCGAATCGGGGAGACGACGGGTGGTGACAGATGATCGCGACGCCAAGCCGCTGCGACGTTCCCCACGAAATGCCGCTACGCAGCGGCGCCTTCACGACGCAATTGGATGCAAAATCTGTGGGGACTCCGACGGCTTTACAAAGCTCCTCGAAGAGCGGTTTAGACGTGGCTCGGACCCCGGCCGGAATGCGATTCGCGGCTTGAAGCAGGAGATTCTTGTGAAGCTCAATTGTTGATTTGTCAGGCATTTTTGGCTCCAGATTACGGGTGTACAGGAATTATATACCGCAATTCGTCGAAGCGGACCACGCAAGCTAAGCAGACGCCCAGACATCCGCTTTGCGAGGCGGCTTGCGGCATCACCGCTTGCATCCATTCGGCCCAAGCTCCTTTATCCTCTAACGGAGGGAAAGGGGTAGTTATTTTTAAGGCTTCTTCTATCTATAACTATCCCTTTCCCTCAAAGGGAAGCGTTAGTAGCTTAGGCTTAATAGATGCAGGCAATGGATGCAGGCTGTGGACGGCCGCTTTTCACCCTCCGTCGGCCTGCCGGCGTACAATCTGCCCATGCCATCCAAGCTACCAGTCTCGAAGCGCAAGCGCCGGCCGGAATGCGCGCCGAACAAGACCACGAAGGTCTTGCCGAACGGCGTGATCAAGGTCGGCAACCGGTTTGTGCTTACGGACGCACAGATCAAGGAGGTCGGCACGCTGGCGCCGTACTTGTCGATCGAGCAGATTGCGAAATACTTCGGCTTCAGTGATCTAGTGTTCCACGCAATCATGAAGCGGCAGCCCGACGTTCGTAAGGTTTATGACTCGGCGAGGCAGAAAACGATCCGCGATATTTCCAAATCGCTGATCATGAAAGCGCGCGCCGGCAACATGTCGGCCATCATCTTTTTTCTCAAGTGCCAGGCTCATTGGCGTGAGACCGACAAGGTCGACACAAAGACGATCGCTGCCGCTGCATCTGCTGCTGCGGCTGCCCTGGTCATCCGAGATGAGACCGCCGACGCGGCTAGCAGGAACATCAGCTCCAGCCGGCGTGCGCGTCCCGCCGATCCCAGCAGCGACGAGGACTAGTCGTGCCGACGGTTGTCGTTGACCGGTTGCACGCTGACCAGCTGCGTTGCAGCCGCGAGCGCGCCAAGCACCGCGACAAGTTCGTCATTCGTTGTGGACGCCGTTGGGGCAAGACCACGTACTTCGAGCGTGAGGCCACGATCATGGCGGCGTCAGGCAAGCGAGTCGGCTGGTTCAGCCCGTCGTACAAGCTCAACTCGCCGTCGTTTCGGCGGATCTACGACCGGCTTCACCCGGTTGTGGAGTCGTCGAGCAAGATCGACCAGCTCATCACTACGACGACCGGAGGCTCTGTGGAGTTCTGGACTCTGCAGGACGAGGACGCCGGCCGCTCTCGGTTCTACGATCTTGTCATCCTGGATGAAGCGTCCTTGGTGGGCAACAAGCTGCGCGACATCTACGAGCAGGCCATCGCGCCGACGCTGTTGGACCGCGGCGGCGTGTCGCTCATGGCCGGAACTCCAAAGGGCGTGGATCCGGACAGCTACTTCTACCTAGCGTGCACCGAGCCAGAGCTTGGTTGGGTCGAGTTCCACGCGCCGACTCGCAACAACCCGCTGCTCGACGCCAAGCTTGTGGACGCGTTGCGCGGCAAGTACCCGCCGCTGGTCTACGACCAAGAGTACCTCGGCGAGTTCGTGGATTGGGCCGGCCAAGCGTTCTTCGCCCGCGAGTCACTGCTCGAGAACGGCAAGCCAGTCGAGCCAGGCCGGCGTTGTGACGTAGTTTTCGCGGTCATCGACACAGCCCTCAAAGACAAGTCGGAGCACGACGCGACCGGTATCGTGTACTTCGCTCACAACAAGCAGCTGCCCGACGGCTCGTTCATGGGTACGCCGTTGACAATTCTCGACTACGATTTGTTCCAAGTCGAGTCGGACTTGCTGTCGTCGTGGCTGCCGAGTGTTTACGCTAGGTGTGACGAGCTAGCCAAGCAGTGTGGCGCCAGACATGGTTGGTCTGGCCCGTTCATCGAGGACAAGGCGAGTGGCATCACGTTGCTGCAGCACGCGCGTCGCCACAACATGGCTGCGGAGGCATTGCCCGAAAAGCTCACGATGCTCGGCAAGGAGGGACGCGCGCTCAACGTGTCGGGCTACGTCCATCGGGGCATGGTAAAGTGCTCGCCGTACGCGTTTGACAAGCTTGTGGACTATCGCGGCAAGTCACGCAATCAGCTGCTCAGCCAAGTTACTGGCTTTCGCATCGGTGAAAAGGAGTTGCACGAAATGGATCTCTTGGACTGCTTTACTTACGGCGTGGCAATCGCACTAGGCAACGGCGAAGGGTTCTGACATGGCGACGCTTCAGCAACCGACGGCGGTTAACACGACCCCGATCCTGCCTAGCCAGCTCATGGAAATCCTGGGCGACGCTGAAATCGTGCCCGGCTCCAGCCCAAGCTATCAGCTCTGCAAGACGATCTACGCGTACCATCCGCTGGGGGCTAAGATGGTGGACGCGCCGATCGACTTAGCGCAGTCGATGCCGCGTCGCTTGTCCGTGCGCAAGGGACCGGACCGCCAGCTCGTGGCGCAGTTCCAGCGTGAGTGGTTCAAGCTCGGCATGGTGGGTGCTGACCGGCTCATCCGCAACGTGATGCGGCTGGCCAGGATCTACGGCATCGCGTCCATCGTGGTCGGGACCCGTGGTAGCGACGCTGGGTCGCCGCTCGACTTTTGGCGCGACGCGGACAAGAACCTGTACTTCAACGCGCTGGATCCGCTGAACACCGCGGGCGCGTTGGTGCTGAATCAAGATCCGAACTCGCCGGCGTTCCTGAAGCCGACTGGCATCTGCGCGAATGGCGTGACGTATCACCCAAGCCGGGCTGTCGTGGTGTTGAACGACGACCCGATCTACATCGAGTGGACGAACTCGGCGTTCGGCTTCGTGGGTCGCAGCGTGTACCAACGGGCTCTCTTCCCGATGAAGTCGTACGTCCAGACGATGATCACCAACGACATCGTGGCCAAGAAAGCGGCGCTGCTTGTCGCCAAGCTCAAGTCGCCTGGCTCCATCGTCGACAAGGTCATGCAGGGCTTCGCCGTCGGCAAGCGCCAGCAGATCAATCAGGCAGCCGCCGGCAACGTGCTCCAGATCGGCGTCGACGAGGACCTGTCATCCATCAACCTGCTCAACCTCGAGCCCGCTGCCCGCTTCGCCCGCGACAACATCCTCAAGGACATCGCCACCGCATCCAACATGCCGGCGTCAATGCTCAACAACGAGACGCTGGCCAGCGGCTTGGCGGACGGCACCGAGGACGCCAAGAACATCGCCCGTTACATCGACGGCATCCGCACGGAAATGAAGCCGGTGTACAGCTACTTCGACCGGCTCGTGATGCATCGGGCTTGGTCGCGCGGCTTTTATCGCACGATCCAACGCCAGTTCCCGGAGTATCACGACGTACCGTACGAGACGGCGTTCTGCCAGTGGCGCGACTCCTACGAGTACGAGTGGCCCAACCTGCTGGTCGAGCCGGACTCCGAGCTCGTTCAACGCGAGTCACAGATCATGGAGTCGGCGATTGGTGTGGCCGAGATCGCATTGCCGATTCTGGACCCGGAGAACCGCGCGGCGGTCATCGGGTGGCTGGCAGAAATCGTCAACAGCCGCAAGATGCTCGCGTCGGCACCGCTCAACATCGACACCGAGGCGCTGCGTGACTATGCCGCCAAGCAGGACGCGCTGGCCGATGCGGCTGCCGCCGGGCCCATCCCCGGTGACGACGTTGGCGAGGGCGACGTGCCCGGCGCTGATGCCAAGGAGCCTGAAACCCGCCAGGCGTTCGACGCCTGATGGCTACGACCCGCCAGACGTTGAACCAACTCATTCGCCGCGCAATGGGTGGCGAGTATGACCCGGCGTCGTTGCCGGAGTGGCTGCAGCAACTGCGCAACGCGGTCACCCAGTCCCAGCCGTCTGATTCGACGATTCGTCGGCAGGTGTCGCGCTGGCTCACCGGCCGATTCAACTCTGTGCTGACCAAGGCGCATCTTGCTCGCGCTGTGCCACAGGTGACCAAGTTCACTGTCGACTCCATCGAGCCGCAGCTGCGTGCCGAGCTTGACCGGCGCATTCTCCAGTCCATCGACCTGATCAAGCTGGATCGTGACCAGCGGGTCGCACAGACGATGCACCGCTTCGCCGGCTGGCTGTCGTCCATGCCTCCCGGCGGCACGGCGGCACCAATCGTGCGCAAGCACGGCGCCGAGGTCTTGAAGCCGACGTTGCGGCAACGGTTCGAGCAGCGCCGAGTCGAAATCGACCAAGGCCACAAGCTCATGGCGGCTGTGGACAACGCAGTCGGTCAGGCGGCCGGGGCCATTGCCGGCATGTGGCAAGACCGCGGCGTGCGTGACAAGTCCTACGACGCGCGGCCCGAGCACCTGGCGCGCAGCGGCAAGATCTTCGTCGTGCGCGGCTCGTGGGCCGACTTGAAGGGGCTCATCAAGCACCCCAACGGCTACACCGACCAGATCGAGCAGCCGGCCGAGTTACCGTTCTGCTCGTGCCGGTACACTTGGCTGTCCAGCTTGTCGTCGCTGCCGCCGGCCATGCTCACTGAACGAGGTCGCGCCGCGCTAGAATCCACGAAGCATGCCGACCAAGTCAGCTAAGCAACACCGGTTCATGGAAGCCGTGGCGCACAACCCCAAGTTCGCGCACAAGGTCGGCGTGCCGTCGTCCGTCGGCAAGGAAATGGTGGCACATGACGCCCAGGTCGAGGAGTGCGCGGGCATCCTGCTTGCGACCCCGGGCCGTAAGTACCTGCTGCTGCACAAGCCGGATGAAGGGGTGTGGGTGCAACCAGGCGGCCATCTGCGTGATAGTGAGTCAGCGTTGCAGGCCGCCATGCGTGAGACCGTCGAGGAGACCGGGCGCGACGACTTCGAGCAGGTCCGGCCGTTTCGCGAAGGTACGTCGAACGGGGTACACTTTGTGACGTACACCGGCAAGCTGCCTACCGATGAACCGCCGTCGCTGACCGACGAGCACGATGACTGGGGCTACTTCGCGGCCGATGCGTTGCCGAGCGACACGCACCCAGAGGTGACCAAGTCGATTGCGCTGCTTGACGGCACCGAGACCGACATCGCCAAGGCCATGGCTAGCGGTGTCTTATTGTCGCCGCAGGTGCTGGAGAGCTCGTGGTTGTTTGACGTCCGGATCACTGGGACCGGCACCGCATACCGTCGAGCCTTGGACGAATTCGTGTACCGACCGCCCGAGAACTTCCTGACCCAGGATTTTGTGGAAAGGTGCAACGGACTGCCGGTTGTGTACGAGCACCCGAAAGGTGGTACGATCGACGCCGACGAGTTCCACCGGCGTGCCATTGGCGCGATCGTGTTGGCCTACATTCGTGGCGACGAGGTTCGCGGCGTAGCGCGAGTTTATGATCCTGCAGCGGCACAAGCTATGCTCACAGATCACCCGAGCACTTCACCCGCAGTCGTCTTTCGCGACGCTGACGCTCAGTCCGTCAGCCTCAGCGACGGCTCGACCCTCCTCATCGAGGGCATCCCGTCGCGCCTGGACCACCTCGCTATCTGCGCCGAGGGCGTCTGGGACAAGAACCAGCAGCCCAGTGGCGTGTCAACCACAAGCGTTGGAGCAATGAACTGATGACCACTCGTAACGACTCCTTCAAGTCGCTGACCCACAAGCTCGAAGGCGAGGGCAAGTCAGCCCACTACGCCCAGGCCATTGCGGGCAAGGTTGCCAAGGAGAAGCGCGACATCGGCAAGAAAGACGCGCAGGAAAAAGGCGATCCGTGGTCCGACCAGAACACGCGGCACGACGCCAGTGAAACGTCGGGTGGCCGTACCATATCGAATAAAACGATTCGCCGACACGCCGCGCGCCTACGCAGGGTCGCGCAGTATCCCGGCCAGGACAATCCGAAGTCGGCCAAGACATCCAACACCCAGACCAGACGCGAGGCGGCGTTGAACCATCTGGAAGCCGCGGCATCGACCAACCGTGACGATGACCTCGATCCGGACCACATCAAGCACGACCTCGACACCGACCGGCACGAAGACGCCGACCGCGCGGTCGAAAAATCAATCGAGCGCCACGCTCGTAAACGCACCGATGAGGATGCACCCATGGCAGACAAGAGTGAGATGCGCAAGCGGCTCGACGAGATCATGAGCCAGGTCAAGGACCTGTGCGACGAGCTCGGCGATGACGACGACACGCGCGATGATGCGGAGTCCGAGGCCGAGCGCAGCGCTGCCGGCAAGGTCGCGCGCCGGCACCAGCTCGAAACCGAGCGTGACGACGCTTACGACGACCGAAAAGGCGCGATGCGCCTCGCCAAGTTCTACAGATCGAGGGCCGAGGCGCATCGTCGAAATACGATTCGCCGTGCGGCGTTGGGCGACTCACCTGCGATGGTCGATATGGAACGTGATCGGGCGAATAAAAAAGAGGGCGCGGCCAAGGACATCGAGGGCTACGAGCTCGACGCGCAGCGCGACGACGCCATGAGCCACGCGGAGCACGTGCGCATCGGCAAGGAATCGCATCGCGACGACGAAGACGAGCACAAGGCCGGCGAAGAGCTGGCCGAAGGCCACGAAGACGTCGGGCACGGCGACAAAGCCAAAGGCGAGGAGCTCGAGCACGAGGCCGGCGAAGCTGAAGCCGAGGATCGTGACCACGGCGACGACGGCGGTGGCGACGGTGGCGACGGTGGCGACGACGTTCGTGAGCACCGCGGCGACCAAGCGCCTGAAGATGTCGCCGAGTCGGTCACGGAAGCCGACGCGCAGTCGAGCCGACGCTCCGTGGGCGTCAAGCGCTCATTCAACAACCGGCACGACAGTAACGAGGAACGTGACATGACCCAACGCAGCGACGAAGACATCCGCCGCCGGATCGACGTGCTCGACGCGCGCCTGAAACGCGCAACTCGGCCGGCGAGCTACAAGGAACGCGACGAGCTGTCGCGCATCCGCGCCCGTTGTGACTCTGTCGCGCAAGCACTCGGCGTGCGGCCCGAAGCACCACTGCCCGGTGAGTTCCCGGACGAGTACCGCCGCCGCTGCGCTGCGCTCCTACAGCCGTTCAGTCAGTCGACCAAGGGCGTTTCGATCGGTCGACTTGACGACGCCGCGTTCAAGGTAGTCGAAGACCGTATTTACGCCGATGCGCAGAGTGCCGCACGTGAGCCGATCAAGTCGCTTGCTGGTCGGTTGGTTCCGGTCGAGTCGCACGATGCAGCCGGGCGCACGATCACCAAGTACTATGGCGACCCGAAGGCCTGGATGCGTCCATACATGGCCCCCGGCGTCCACATTCGATTCGCTGACTCGGCGACCCGCCGCAACACTGGAGCACGTTGATGAGCATCACGATCAATCCATCCGCGACCATCGCGCCGCCGTCGAGCTTTCTTGTCGACACCCAGGGCTACACACAAGGCCTGACGCTCGACGACCCGGTCGCGCGCCAATGGCTTCGCTCCGGTCCAGTTGACTCGTCGGTCACTCAAGCGATTTGGGGCGGCATGGCGATTCAGGAGTTGGTGCAAGAGCCTGGCAGCAACGCAGCTGGCGGCTCGATTGCGCTGGCCACAACCGCAGCTGAAATTACCGGCTTTTCGGTGTTCGATCGTGCCTACAACATGATCGTATCGCCTGGCAATACGGTGCCGACCACGTCGACTGGCATGTCAGTTGCCTACTACCGGCTCGGCTCCAATGTGCGTATCCCGGTGCTTTGCACGGCTGCATTGATCACGGCTGTTGAGGGCAACGGCACGAACACCGCTGTGCTGTGGGATGCGGTCAACAGCCAGTTGGTGCCGTCCGGGACCTCCGGCGGCTTGGCGCTGACGTGCAAGGTTGTCGCAATCAACTCCAACAGCAAGATCGTCGCGTACAACTCGTCGACGAATGCTGTTACTTGGACGACCGGTTCGGTCGCCGTCATCCAGATCTGACCGAGGAGTCATCATGTCCATCCAGTTTCCGGCGCAACTCAAGGTCAATCCGAGCTTCTCGGAGCCTGACTTCATCCTGACGTACGCGCAGCCATCTGGTGCGTTCGACCTGCTTGCCGGCGGCACGGTCCGCGTCAAGATCGGCTCGCAAGACCTGTGGGTCTACATCAACAGCATCGACGTGCGTACCGAGCAGCAGGGGTCGCAATTCAGCCCGAGCTTCCTGCCCTCGGCGAGCTTGGTGGGCACGTACGGCCAGACCCAGACGTACAACGTGCAGGTGCGCTCCGAGTATGGTCCGGATGACACGGCTGCCGCCGGCAATTACAATGTGGCGTTGCCGCAGGCGCTCGACTTCGCGAATCGACAGGGCATTTTCCAGGGGCTCCGCTCCATGTTGCTGTATGGCCTGACGCCCGGTAATGGCGAGGGCCTTGTCAACACGCCCGGAGCCACGTCCATCACGCTGCCGCCTGACAGCTACGGCAACGACACGGTGCGCACGTACGACAACGGCGAAATGGCGGTCTGGTTCCTCAACCAGATCACGGCGCTCGTGTCTGGCATGTACCAGACCAGCCCGCAGCGTGGCAAGATCGTCGTACTTGGCCCGCAGCGCATCCTGCTGCAGTTCCAACTTGGCAACATCGTGCAGGTCACGTCGTACCAGCGCCCCGGCGCCGGCACGTCGACGACTGGCGGCGTGATTGAGGACGTCGCAGCAGCCGCTGGTTACGACATCACGTGGTGCTACGATGACACATTGATCGGCAAGGGCTCGGGTGGCAATGACCTGGTGCTTGTCACGATGCCTGAAATCGAAACCCCGACCATTGGCGAGTTCAACACCAACACATTCGGTGAGCTCAATCCACACCTCAACGCGGTCAACCTCATGTACGCGGACATGGCTGCGCCGATGAAGATCCCGACGCCAATCCCCGACGGCTCCATCACTGAAATCAACAAGCTCCGCGCGTCGTGCGGTTGGTGCGTGCGTCCGCAAGGCCTGTATCTCGTGAGCATGCCGTACTGACACAAGGTCTCAGGAGGGCCTATGTATCTCGCCAACACGACTAAGCAACACCATCGCTTGAACCTTCGGGTTCCGGAGTCCCGCCGCATCTTCGTCTACGATATCCCAAGCGGTCAGCAGATCGCAATTGGGGCCGACTGGAACGCGTCGCAGATCGAGTCCGTGGTCAACTACTTGCAGCGCTTCGGCGCGAAGCCAGTGTCGTCGATCAGCCGCAATCTGTCTGATTACGACGGACTGCTCTACAGCCTCGAAAAGCCGATCAAGGTCGATCAGATCGAAAATGGGCACGCTGCGGTCGTGGACAATCAGCAGACGACCGCCGTGCAGGAAATCACGAAGACGGCACTTGGCATCGACGCCGCCACGCGTGATCGCAAGACGCGCCGGCGTCGTGCCAAGACCACCTCGTTGTCCGTGAGTCAGGACCTGCCGCACGGCGTCAAGCCGACCGGCAGCGAGGTCAAATTCAACATGACCGTTGCGGAGGATGGGCACGGTACGCCGCCCATTGCGTAGTGAGCTTTGCGAGCACACCAAACCTGACTGACTTCACCACCTACGTCCAATCGCAAGGTGTAACCGCGACGTACTTGCCGGTCGATTCTCCGTGGTTGCAGTACGCGCTCGACTACGGTGTCAACTGGACCCTGCAAGACTCGTCCAACACCGTTCCCGCAATCACGTACGTCATCGCGTGCTACAACTGCGGCATGCACTTCCTGTTGCGCAATTGCCCGGACCAGCCGGGTGAGACGTTCTTCGCAACGCAGCGCCAGACGTTCAACCTCAACGGTTTCGTGGCCGGTCCTGTCATGTCGTCGAGCGACGAGGGCACGTCACAAACTCTTGGCGGCTCGACCACGACACGCGACCTGCCGTTGCCGGCTATGAGCTTCATCAAGACGCCGTGGGGCCAGCAGTACCTTGAGTACCAGCAAGCCTACGGCCCCAACGTTGTGGGCGTGTCGTGAAACTCGACCTCGGTGTCAATGACGTCGCGTACTCAGTGGCTGGTGGCAAGTCGGCGACCACGACGTTCGCTGTCGCCAACATTCTCGAGTCGAAGTACCACGTCATGCGCACATTCGTCGAACTGCACGACAGGCAGATCAGCGACATGGTGGGCGCCGCGTTCGCCGGTGCGGCCGAGGCGCTCGAACTCGGAGGCGTTGCGTCGCCGCAGATCAACACATCGGGGGTAGATGCCGCATTCCGCAACTACCTGGAGTCAGACGAGTGGCGCCGGACGTCTGGGCAGCACATTCACGCGGCCGAAGCCGGTCACTCCAAGCGCCGCCTGCACCATGCCACGAAGCGCAAAGCACGACCCGCGTTCATCGACACCGGCTTGTACCGAGCGTCATTTCGCACGAAGTTGGTGACCTGACATGCCACTCGTGACCGAAAAGCAGGAAACGCCGCTCTCCGGGTCGCTGCGCGCCGGCATTGAGTCGATCGACCGCAACGCCGTCATCCAGTTCACGCAGTACACGATCGTGCGCACGCAGCAAGACGGCTATGTCTTCTGGGTGGCGGGTGCGTCACAAGGCTTTCCAGGCTCGCTGCACTACGCGACCGAGACCGAGCAGGATGAGACAGGCACGACGGACGTCAACACCGTGGTCTTCACGTCATCGTGCGAGGTCGAAGTGCTCAATACGGCGTCGCCTACGAAGATGTGGGTCGCGCCGGTGACGACGCCGGGCGGCAACGTCATCTACGCGGCGTTCCGCGGTCACGGTCGCTACTACGAGCCGGCCCAAGTGTGGCACTACTACGGAACGGCTGTGCTGCCTGACTTTCAGCGTCAACTGGTGTCGTCGGCGTCCGATATTCCAGCCGAGCCGATTTGTTCAAACAGCACGCCGATCTGGCTGTCGCAGACTGTGCCGCTTGGCAGCATCTACCCCAGCTTCTTGGTTCCTGCGAACGTCGTGCCACCATACGTTGTGGTGCACATCGATCGCACCGACGCACTGTCCGGCTTTCCACGGCTCGTGCCGCCGCCGACGCCAGTATATCAGCCTGGATCGGCTCAACTGTACACGTGGCCGTCATCTCAGTTGATGAAGGACACCGGACGGTTGAGCGTGTTTGGCTACAACAATGCGCAAGCGTTGCAGCTCATGTGGTTGCTGATCGAAGCGTCACGTAGCACCGACGCATTCGGCTTCATGGCGTCGCCGGCCTTCATTGATGGCCACGACGTCCAGCCGGAAATCCAAGCCACGTCCATGTGCAAGACGCTCGCGTTTGAAGTGTCGTATTATCTCACCACGGCGGACGCGCTATCGCGCCGCTACATCCTGTCGGCGGCGCTGTCGTCGACAACCAACTAGGAGTCGCAGTCATGCCGCAGAACCCACTCGTGCCACGTTACGGCGGTGTCAATGAAAAGCTTGACATCACGGCCGCTACTGTTGTCAAGGCGACCCCGGGGACGGTTTTCCGCGTGTCGGTCACTGTGGCTGGTTCGGCTGCCGGCTCAGTGTATGACGCCGCTACGACCGCCGGCGACACCGCTGCCAATCTCGTCGCGTCGATCCCGGCGTCCGTCGGCGTCACCGATTTGACGTGGCCGTGCGCAACGGGCATCCTGGTCGTGCCTGGTACGGGTCAGACCGTGTCGGTTTCGTACTCTTGATCGAGGATTGATCCATGGCAACTACGATCACGCCGCGCATTGTCACCGTCAACACGACGGTACAGGCGTCGCCGAAGGCAAGTACGCTGCAGCAGCAGGGCGCGATCGTGTCGTGCGGCGCGACCACGCTTACGACCAACGAATCACAGTTCTATCCGTCCCTCGCGGCCGCCCAAGCCGTGCTCAAGCCGGCGCTCGCAATCTCGACGCTCACAGCAACAAGTGGCGTCGTTACCGCGACGGTGTCCGGAACGATCGGCTTGACTGCCGGCGAAACGTTCACCACGACCATCGCAGGCGCCGTTCCTGACACGTTCAACGGTACGTTCGTTGCGACTGTGTCGTCTACGTCCGACGAGTTTACCGTGACTAACGCCGCGGCTACTGGGTCCGCTACCGCGGCTGGCACGTGCACACCGCCGTCGCTCGAGTTCGTGTCTGGCGCATTGGCAACGTTCTTTGCGCAGGGGTCAGCGGTCGGTGTATCGATCCTCGAGCTTGGCACAGTCACCGAGTGGTCGACGTCGGTCACGGATCTGACGACGTACATCGCCGGTGCGTCGCCGCAGCCGTTCTACGCGTACCTGCTGCCACCGGAGTTCGATGGACAGGCGACCGCTGAGCTCGCCACGCTTGTTGGTAACTACTCGTCGCCGACGTCGCAAACGTACTTCTTTGCCGGGTGCGAGACGTCGAACCTTGCGACCTACGCGGGCAGCAAGGCGCTGTTCCCGGTCCTCGTCAATCCGCTGGACACGAGCATCGAGGCGGCAGCGCCGTTCTACAACTGGTTGTCCAACAACCCCGGCCCAGCGAACGGCTTGGCTCCGATGGCGTTCCGCTTCTTGTTTGGGCTCACGCCGTGGGTGCTGGCTGGCAACAACGCCGTGATCGATGCGGCATTGACCGCCTACTCGAACGTCGTCCTGACCGGCGCGGAGGGCGGCATCAGCAACGCGTGCCTGTTCAAGGGCACGACGTTGGACGGCAACCAAGCGTCGTTCTGGTACGGCATCGACTGGTTCCGTATCCAGGTTGCGCAGCGTCTGGCCGCAGGCATCATCAATGGGTCGAACACGACCAACCCGCTACTGTACGATCAAAACGGCATCAACACGCTGTTGGCGATTGCACAATCCGTCGCGTCCGACGCCGTCGGTTACGGCTGCGTCAACACAGCGACCGTATCCGCGATCCCGTTCGCAACGTACGTCGCGGCCAACCCCACTGACTACGCGAACGGCGTCTACAACGGGCTGTCGGCGACTATCACGGGCCAGAACGGCTTCTTGTCGATCACCTTCAATCTCGACGCGGTGACCTTCAGCTAACGGAGTGACGCACAATGCCTTTCAACTCTCAAGTCACTCAGGGTACGCTCAATCGACTGCTCACGTCAGTCGTCGTGCCTAACTACGCGTCGCTGAACGTCACGACCCCGTACATGGGCGGCAGCTTCGCATCGCTGCAACTCGACCAAAACTTTGCTGAACTGATCGGTACAGCGACCGGCGCAGTGACGTCGCCACAGCCATACGTCTTCGGTACGATCACCGTCAACCTGCTCAAGACGCAGGCGCTCTCGGCGCAGTGGATCGCGCAAGCCGAAACCAATGCGTCGATCGGCCCGGTGACTGCGTATCCTGACAGCGCGGCGTTTCCGGCGATCACGCTCGACGATTGCGTCATCGACACTGTCGAGCCGCAGGCGTACGATGGCAAGGACCCGGTCGTCCGCGTCACCATTCGCGGCGTGTACTACCTCAACGCCAACATGTGGTCGGCGCTGTAACGAATGACCGGCTAGGCGCTCTTCCTCCTGACGCCGAAAAGCCATAAGCCTGCCGGTCACCTCATTGGCAGGAGGGCGCTCAGGAGGCAAAATGCGTATCGACGATTCACTGCGGCTGGTGTTGCAGCCCAACGATCACACGATCATCTACCACGTCCCGATCAACGGCGACGTCTTTCGCAACTACTACCGGCTGTTGGCATACACCCGCGCGAACCTCGCGGCGGAGGGCGTGTACTACCAGATGGGAGCCGGTCCGCGCATCGCCGCGATGGTGCTGCGTGACAAAGCGATCGCTGACGGTGTCGCGCTTGGCGAGTTGAATCCCGATGGTACCGGATCCAGCGCGCGAGCGGACGCATTATTCACCGAGCTCAAGCGCTTGACCACTGTCGCGTCTGACCGCAAGGGCGCATGGGAGCCGATGCCGATTGACGCGGCTATTGCCGCCCGCGTGCTCGGCGCGGACGAGTGGGACGAGGACCTCAACGCGCTTGTGTTTTTTACGTGTCACTCAGTGCTCGCGCTGGTGAATCAACGCCAGGACGTGATGAAAGCGACTGCGTCAGTGTTGAGTGCATCACTGACGTCGTTGCCGCTTACGGCGTATCTCGCTTCCTCGCCGACGTCGACTGCAACCGCGAATTCCGCGGCGACGGCATCGTCGTCGAGTGCCTCCGGCTCGCCGCCGGTGAGTGCTTCGACGACGTCTTCCACTTCAAGCAGTGGAAAAGCGCGCAGCACTACCGCAACCGCTATTCCGCAATGACGGCCGGCTGACGTGCCCTTCAAGCCGGTCATCTCGATCAACGTCGACGACGAGCAGTTCCGCTCATTCGTCAAGATCTTCGAC